TTCTGCCAGGTGCCGTTGCCGCCGTTGATCACGCCATTGTTTTTCGGGCCGGCCGTGCCGTCCCAGAAATTCAACGTGAGGCCGGTGCTGTTGACCAGGTTCACCTGGTTGGCGATCGAGGTTTGCACGTAATACGTGCCAACTGGAGCGCTACCGATGCTTAGACCGTTGTTGGTCAGCGTGCCGGCGTAGTTGAAGACGCGATACACGCCCGGCGCGAAGCTGCCACCCGATGAGGTGCTGACGTTGAGCGTTCCGGCCAGCGCGAGGTTGCTGTGCACGATCGTCAGATCATTGAGCGCACCGCCTGGCGTGTTCGCCTGACCAAATTGATAGTTGAGCGCCGAACTGCTGTTCAACGACAAATTGCCGTTGATGGTAAGCGCCCCTACAGCCCCCGCATCGCCCGGACTCAAGGCACCGCCGTTGGCGATGGTCACGTTGCCACCAAGCGTGCCGGTGCCGCCGAGCGTGGCGCCGCTTTGCACCGTGGTGAGGCCGGTCGCACCGGATTGATTGCCATCCACCAGCAACGTGCCTGCTTGCACAATGGTAGCGCCGCTGTAAGTGTTGGTGCCTGTGAGCGTCGTGACGCCGGCCCCCGCCTGCGTAACACTGCCGCTACCGGAGATGGCGCCGCCGAACATCACGCTGTCGGAGCGATTGAACGCAAGCGCGCTGTTGTCCACCACGTTGCCGGTGATCGAACCGCTGGTACCGCCGTTGCCAAGCTGCAGCGTGCCGGCTGTGATCCTCGTGCCGCCCGTGTACGTGTTGTCGTTCGTCAGCACCGTGGTGCCGCTGCCAAGCTGGTTGACTGCACCACTGCCGGAAATCACACCACCAAAGCTGTAGACGTCGGAACGGTTGAAAGCGAACGTACCGTTGTCGGTAACGTTGCCGATGATGGAACCGCTGGTGCCGCCATTCCCGAGTTGCAGCGTGCCGGCTGTGATCGTCGTACCACCCGCGTAGGTGTTGCCGTTCGTCAGCACAGTCGTGCCGTTGCCAAGCTGATTCAACGCACCGCCGCCAGAAATCACACCACCAAAGTTGTAAACATCGGAATGGTTGAAAGCGAGCGTGCCGTTGTCGGTAACGTTGCCGGTAATGGAGCCACTGGTGCCGCCACTGCCAAGTTGCAGCGTGCCGGCCGTGATCGTCGTACCGCCCGCGTAGGTGTTGCCGTTCGTCAGCACGGTGATGCCATTGCCGAGCTGATTCACCGCACCGCTGCCGGAAATCACACCACCAAAGCTGTAAACGTCGGAACGGTTGAAAGCGAGCGTGCCGTTGTCGGTAACGTCGCCGGTGATGGACCCACTGGTGCCCCCATTGCCAAGTTGCAGCGTGCCGGCGGTGATCGTCGTGCCACCCGTGTAGGTGTTGTCGTTCGTCAGCACCGTGGTGCCGCTGCCGAGCTGGTTCACCGCACCGCTGCCGGAAATCGCACCACCAAAGCTGTAGACGTCGGAACGATTGAAAGCGAGCGTGCCGTTGTCGGCGACGTCGCCGGTGATGGAACCGTTGGTGCCACCATTGCCAAGTTGCAGCGTGCCGGTCGTAATCGCGGTGCCACCGGTGTAAGTGTTGTCGGCGGAAAGCAGCAAGGTGCCCACGTCCGTCTTGGTGAGTGCGCCGGTGCCGCCGATCGCACCGGCCAAGGTGAGATTGCTGGTGGTCTGGAACGTACCGCCGCCTGCATTGAGCGTGACTGTCCGCGCCGAGGCAAAGCTCGCCGTGTTCTGCAGCGTGCCGCCATTGAACGACAGCGCACCGCTCGCATTGCCGAGGTTGGTGTCGCTCGCCACTTGCAGCGTGCCGCCATTGATCGCCGTGCCGCCTGCATAGGTATTGCTGCCGGTAAGGATCGTGGTGCCGGTACCGATCTGGTTGACCGCGCCGCTGCCGGAGATCACGCCGCCATAGGTGTAGATATCGGAGCGGTCGAAGGCCAGCGTGCCATTGTTCGTCACGTTGCCGGTAAACGAACCCGACGTGCTGCCATTGCCGAGTTGCAGCGTGCCTCCCGAAATCGTCGTGCCGCCCGCGTAGGTGCTGTTGCCGGTCAGGATTGTCGTGCCGCTGCCGATCTGGTTGACCACGCCACTGCCGGAAATCGTGCCGCCAAAGGTGTAAACATCCGAGCGGTCGAAAACCAAGCCGCCATTGTTCGCCACGTTGCCGGTGATCGAACCCGACGCGCCACCATTGCCGAGTTGCAATGTGCCCGCCGAAATCGTCGTACCGCTGGCGTAGCTGCTATCGCCGGTCAGCACCAGCGTGCCGGCGCCAACCTTGGTCAGCGCGCCTGCGCCGGTGAAGGGCGATGCTGCGGTGTCGGTAAAGCTGCCGGTGTCAACGGTGAGTCCACCGGCAGCGATGTTGAGCTCGGTGCCGGTAAAGCCGCTGATAAAGGCCGTATTGCTGGCGGTTGCGCGCAAGATGGCGCCGTCGAAGTTGACCTGCGCCGTGCCTGCTCCGGCGGTCAGCGCTTGCGTGGCCAGCGTGCCACCGCTTGAGAGGTTGAAGGTGGCGGTCGAGAAGGCGGCGTTGACCGAGGCGGCGGTCATCATCACCGTGTTGGCGGTTGCCACCGCGCCATTGGAGACCGTCAACGTGCTGCCTTTACCCCATAAACCGATGTTGAGTGCCCCGCTGGTGCTCAACTGCGAACCGGAGCCCGTCACCGTGACAGTGCCGGCTCCCGCTGTGCTGAGGGTCGGTCCCCCCAGCGTAATATCGCCCGTAGCGACCAGGGCACCACCGTTTGCCACGTTGAGCGTGCTGGTGCCGGCGGTGCCGCTGCTCCTGAAACCGACGATCAAAGATCCAGACACCGACCACTTCGAGCCGGCGCCGGAAATGTTGGCGGTGTTGACGGTGTTTGCCCCGAGATCCCACATCGTTGCGTTGCCCGTGGCAAGCGTACCGCCACCTGTTACGTTCAACGTTCCGCTGCCGCTGCTCTGCCCAAAGTTTATGGTGCCTGCCACGTTAACCGCGGCGCCGTTGGCAATGTTTAGCGCGCCTGGCGCGGACCGGCCCGTATTGCCTGTGGTGCTGCCAGTGCCAACTGCCATGCTGGTGGCGGACCATGACGACCCCAGACCCGTTACCGTGACAGTGGCGGATCCAACGGCGGATCCGTTCGCATCCCAAAAACCAATGTTCGAAGTGCCGGATGACAAAGAACTGCCGTTCTGAATGATCAGCGTGCTCGTGAACGTGTTCAGGACGGGAGTGGTAACGATTGGCGCGCCGCTCAAATAGAGAGTACCTATCGTCGCAGTGACCGGGCCGGAGACACCGAGCACGGTGGGATTGGGCGAGTTCGTGTTGATCATCACCGTCCCGGCGCTGGTCGGCACCGCACCCGTGGACCAGTTGCTGCCGACCGTCCAGTCGCTGCTCGTTGTGCCTTTCCATGTTTGTGCGTGCACCGGCGAAGGTGAGAAGAAGATCAGCGCAGCGGCACCGGCGCCCGCCAGCAAGGCACGACCGCGCCGCTTCTCTCCACCTTGCTTGCCTTGCCGCGCGGCCAGCTCCGAGGCCACCACCCAGCTTCCCAACGTCCTGGACCAAACCACGCGAAAAATGCGATTCATCGTTCCCCCTGTTGAATCAAATAACAAACTGCGGCGATGTCCCATCGTCGCGAGCGATACGCATCCGCCCGTTGCTTGCAATGGGCAACACGCCGAAAACAAACAGCTATCGCCGACGATGACTCGTCGACGGGCATGTTCTGCGGAAGTAAGGGATTTTTTGCTCTAAAGAGCCGTGCTTGCGCTCAAGCTCGGAGGCACATCCTTGCGGGCGCGGCACGCGCGGTTGGAGATCGAACGGTGGCTATCAAGGTCGATCGGCATGCTCATTCCCATGTTCGCTTTGGCCCCTGTGCAGCAGTTCGTGATCTGTACACGAACGACAAGACTTGTCCTTAAACACCTCCATTAGAAAACGATCCCTTGCAGAAACGGAAGCATCTCGAGCAGAAATGAATAGCCAAATTTGGCAAGTCATGCTCAAAATCGGCAGAAATTCTTGACTTGTGTTTGGGTCAATCGGCATGTCATTAAGATTGCAATGTGGCCTAAATTGATAACAATCACGGTATGCGTGGATTGGCCTCTTTTTCTATCGCCGGGCTTGGTGCCGTATGATAGCTATCATTTTTCCCTTTTCTCTGCGGATGCCTGCGAATGCAGGCGCTCGCGAACCAATGCGGGCGGCCGGCGATCGATTCACCTCCTGCGACGCCTTAGGACCCATTGCCTGCCGGAGGATCTTTTCGAAGGTGCTCGTCGCACAAGCGCTGTGACCTGCTTTGAATTTGTCGCCCGCCTGTGCCTAGCATGAATGTTGTCAATTTAGGACAGTCATCGTTATTGGTGACATGCCTGTTAGGACAACTTGTAGTGTTATCGTGCTAAATGGATGCTTGTTTTTCTAGATGCAAAAAAGATGTGATTGACGAAATCGACTCCATGATAGGCGTTGATTATTGGCCCTGCATATCGCCAATGGAATAAGGGTCAAAGGTGACAATGTCATCGCCGATCCAGTTGTTCAGCTCTCGGAGACGGGCTTGTAGCGGGAGCAGTTCATTCGCAGCAAACACCTGCGCAGCAGGCACCACTGAACCAAATCCAGTGGTGCCCGTTGGCACCAAGCCAAGCAACTGCGGCGGCACGCGATGCGCCGCAAGCACATCGTCTCGCGTCACATTCTTGATGTTGAAGAATTCATCTTTCGCTGCCACCTCGCTGATTGGCATAAGCTGAAGTCCATCCTTCTTGCCGCCTGGCGCGTACATGAAGAGGTTCCGAAAATTCCCCGGCCCCTTGCTGTTCTTGAGCGCCGTCTTGATCGCATCCACCTGCGCTTCGTCCGACAACGCATCGGTGAGGTACAGGATGTAACCGGCGTGCGAGCCGTTGAGGTAATACTTGCGACGGAACAGCGTGCCCGACTCGTTAAGCCACGCACTTTGCAGTGCCGCCAGGTATTCCGGCACGCCGTAGATTTCCTGATGCACGTCCGGCTCGCGCAAGTGGAACACCGAGCCCGGCGCGAACTCGTACTCGGTCTTCCATCCTTTCACCATGAAATAGGTGTCCAGATCATCGCATCCACGACGCATGTATTTCGCCAGTGTCGGCTGCAGCGGCTGCAGCTTGCCCAATCGATTCTTGGGTGCTTCCAGGTAACTGTTCCCGAACACCAGGTAGTCGAGCACGTAACGCGCAAACGCCTCGCGGCTCAGTAACCGATGCGGCTTGAACGACGACACCAGAATGTTCCGTTTCACATAGATCGCCGACGAATGATGCGGTGTCGCACGAAACGAGCGCGCCAATCCTTCCAGCGACACCGGCGGCTCGTACCACTTTCCGTTACGCCACGCCTCCATGTACTCCAGCACCTCACGCCCGTCGAGCACGGGGGTCGGATCGCCAAATGCAAACGCTTCCACACGCGGGATCGTTACGGACTCACTCATCAGAAAATCTCCAGCAAACTGGTATTGCGCGCCGTGGCGCCTTCCAGGGGTTCGTTGATCAGGGCATGCATGCAGGCCCACGCGAGATCCGCGTGGCCCGTGTCTTCGGTACGGCCGGCGGTGTAGGTCACTTGTCGACCGCTGTGGCTGAGCATCTTGCGGATGGCCATGAAGGATTGGGCGAGATCCGTCCAGCCGGCGTCGAACTCCAATCGCCCCTTGCCGATCACGTTTTGCGCCTTCATCACCATCTGCGCTTTGGCATCGGGCGAATACACAATCTTCCGCGCGAGCGGGAAGAACTGGATCACCAACTGATGCACGGCCGCGCCGATGCCGGTGCCGTCGATGCCGATGTACGTCACGCTGTAGCGTTTGGTGATCTTCCGAATGAATTCCGCCTGCGCCTCGAAATCCATCCCTTTCAGCCGATGCCGCTCCAGCACACGGAATTTCCCGCCCGGTTTGCTGGGCGGTGCCATCACCACGAGACCCGCACTATCGCCGCCCTCACCCAGGGAGGGGTCATATCCAATCCACACCGGCGCATAGCCGAACGGACGCATCGCCAGCGGCTGCAGATCCGTCCAGTCGACCCAGCTGTCGACCATGCAGCCCTGCATCATCGCCAGCGTAAAGAGGCTGTCCCCGTCATCCAGGAACTGGCACATCAAAAGGTTCGCGAATTCGTCCGGCGTGTACTCGATGCGCAATTCGTCCAGATCGAACAGGCTGCAGCCACCACGCTCGGCATCTTCGATCGTGATGATCTGCCGCCACACTTTGTCCGGGCAGCGCAGGCCGCCCACCAGCGCTTCATGCGTGGTGACGATGTCTAATCGTTGATCTTTCGGTCGGCGGCGGTTGTAGCGCTCCCCGGTCCAGTACGGATACGCGAGATGGCTCTTGGCGCTGGGCGTGGAGAAATAGGTCTTGCGCCACTGCTTGTGCATGGCCATGCCGGAGGCGACCTTGTTGATCTCCTCGAAATTGCACGTCCAGAAGAATTCGTCGTAATAGAAGTTGCCGTGATAGCCCTGTGCGGTGCGTGCGTTCTGGCCGAGGAAGTACAGGTGCGCACCGTTCCATAAGACGATCGGATCGCCCTTGAGGTCGATATCACAGGTCTCCAGTGCGAACTGGCGGATGTACTGCTTGAAGATGTGCGCCTGCGCCTTGCTGGCTGACAGGAAAATCTGATTGCGACCCGTACTGATCGCATCAAAGAGTGCTTCGCGCGCGAAGTACCACGTCGCGCCGATCTGGCGGCTCTTCAAGATCATGCGCGTGCGTTCGTCCGCCGCGCGATGCCAGATATGCTGGTACTCGAACAGCGAGTCGAGGAATGTCTTGCGCAGGTGCTCGACCTGTTCCTCGCTGAAGGTGTTGCGCTTGGGTTGCTTCTTCGGACCGGCGTTGCGTGCTTCGATGGCTGGATTGAGATCCGCCTCGTTCCCGCCGGGTGCCTCAAAACGGCGCACACGCGCCAGGCGTTCTATCTGGCGACCGAGTAGGTCGATTTCCTTGTAGTCGCTCCCGGTTTTTGGATCCTTGCAAACCAGCTGCACCATGCGCGCTTCGATGCACGTCTCGACGCGCTCGATCACCGGCGCTTTGTCCCATGCATCGCGCGTCTTCCACGATTCCACCGTGGTGCGCGCGATCCCCATCGTTTGTGCGATGTCCGACACACGCCACCCTTGCCAGTACAAGGCACGCGCACAGCGTCGCTGATCAACTTCGGGAGCGGGCATCACCATGCGCGCATCGTCGCCCGCGCGCGTTCTTATCGATGGCTTTGTTCTGGGTACCAGGCAACTGGTACCGCGTTATCGCGTTGCTCGTGTGACGCGCGGTGTCGAGGATGGCCTCGTCCTTTTACATCGCTGCGTTCACGAGGTGTCGCCCATGGCCAAGAGCAAGTTTTTCCGCGTTGCCGTTGAAGGTGCGACCACCGATGGCCGCACGATGGAGCGCAGCTGGATCAGCGATATCGCCGCGACCTACAACCCGCAAACCTATGGCGCGCGCATCTTCCTCGAGCACATCCGTGGCCTGATGCCGGACGGTCCGTTCAAGGCGTATGGCGATGTCACGGCGGTGAAGGCCGAAGAAATCACCGACGGTGATCTCAAGGGCAAGCTGGCTTTGTTCGCGCAGATCGAACCCACGGCCGATCTGGTCAGCATGACCAAGGCCAAGCAGAAGATTTACAGCAGCATCGAGGTCAATCCGAAATTCGCCAGCACCGGTCGCGCCTACCTCGTGGGTCTCGGTGTCACCGACAGCCCGGCGAGCCTCGGTACCGACATGCTCACCTTTGCGGCGCAGGCCTCCGCCAATCCCCTCGCCAGTCGCAAGCAATCACCGGACAACCTTTTCACCGCCGCCGAAGCGATCGAGATCGAGTGGGAAGAAGAACCGGCGGATAACGCCACCACGACCTTGTTCGCGGCAATCAAAGAGCGCCTGGCCAAGCTCACTGGCAAAGCCAAGGTGCAAGACGCGCAGTTTGCCGAGCTGGGCGATGCATTGAATGGCCTGACCGAGGCGTTGGAACAACTGGCCACGCACTCGACCACGACCACGCAGCAATTCGCCGATCAACTCAACGCTTTCACGCGCCGCCTGGATGCCATCGAGCAGGCCGGCAAGGACACGAGCACCGCGTTCGCCATGCTGCGCGCCGAGCTCGAAGCCGCACCGGCGTTCACGCCGCGCCCGCCGGCCACCGGCGGCAGCGGCGTCCTGCAAACCGATTGCTGATCCGCATCCGCTTTTCTTTTCCGATTCTCGCTTGCCCGTCCTGGAGCCTTCATGCGTAACGATACCCGCCGCCTCTTCAACGCCTACGCGGATCGCGTGGCCCAGCTCAATGGCGTGGACAGCGCCGCGAGCAAATTCAGCGTGACACCGACCGTGCAGCAGACGCTGGAAAACCAGCTGCAGGCTAGCAGTGAGTTCCTAAGCAAGATCAACATCATCGGTGTGCAGGAACTGGAAGGCGAGAAAGTGATGCTGGGTGTGACCGGCACCATCGCCGGCCGCACCGACACGCGCACCAAGGACCGCATGCCGCGCGACGTCAGCGATCTCAAGAACCAGGGCTATCGCTGCGAGAAGACGGACTTTGATACCTTGATTAAGTACCAGCAGATCGACGCCTGGGCGAAGTTTCCCGATTTCCAGACGCGCCTGCGTGACGCCATCATCAAGCGCCAGGCCCTGGACCGCATTCTGATCGGTTTCAACGGCATGAAGGTCGCCGCCGATACGGATCGCGCTGCCAACCCGTTGCTGCAAGACGTGAACATCGGCTGGTTGCAGCACATCCGCACCGAGGCGCCCAGCCACTGGATGAAGGAAGGCGCGACCGCGGGCAAGATCCAAGTCGGCACCGTTGCCGGCTGCGACTACGCCAACATCGATGCGCTGGTGTACGACGCGGTGATGCTGCTGGAGGAGCCGTACCGTGATGCGACGGATCTCGTGGCCATCTGCGGTCGCAAGCTCCTGCACGACAAGATGTTCGCCAAGCTCAACCGGGATCAGCGCGCGACGGATGAGCTGGCCAGCGACATTCTGATCAGCCGCGAAGCGATGGGTGGTCTGCCGGCGATCCGCGTACCGGGCTTCCCGGACAACGCCGTGCTGGTGACGCCACTCAGCAACCTCTCCATCTACTGGCAGGAAGGCGCGCGACGCCGCTTGCTGCGCGATCGCCCGGAGCGCGATCAGATCGAGAACTACGAGTCCTCGAACGACGCCTACGTGGTCGAGCACTACGGCACCGTGGCGCTGTTCGAAAACATCGAGCTGAAGCACTGAGGGCCGCCATGACCAGCCCCGCCATGCGTCATCGGGAGCGTGTGTTGGCGGCCCAGGCCGCGAGCCTGGCTGCCCGCACGGGTGCACCGCAGCTGACCGGCAGCGCCTACGACCTGATGCTCGCCAAGCTCGCCGAAGACAAGCGCGTGCTGAAAAGCATCCAGTCGATCCAGCAAAAGATCGCCGTCAAACAGCAGCGCTTGCCGGAATACGCCGCATGGATCGCCGGTGTGCTCGACGCCGATCAGCCGGTGCAGGACGATGTGTTCGCCACGCTGATGGTGTGGCACATCGACACCGGTGCGCTGGACAGTGCGCTCGATATGGCCGCGCATCTCCTGAAGCACGACCTAAAGCTGCCCGAACACTACCAGCGCGACGTCGCCACGCTGGTGGTGGAGGAAATCGCCGATCAGTGTGAGAAGCCCGGCACTAGGGTCACCGTCGACCAGCTCTTGCGCGTCGGTCAGCTCACCGACGGACGCGACATGCCCGATGAAGTGCGCGCCAAGCTGCACAAGGCGATTGGCCTCGCGTTGCGCGACACCGTGCCCTCGCAAGCCCTCGATCACCTGCAGCACGCGCTGCGTCTGAACCCGCGACTCGGCATCAAGACCGAGATCGGCAAGCTGCAGAAGCAGCTTGTCATTGCGACCTGAGCTCGCCCCGAGCGCCGCGGCGGCTCGGTGGGCCTTCGAGGACCTCTCTCCCCCGTCGAAGGACCCACCGACCACCGCCGCACCTTATCGAAGAGATCCCGATGTCCGGCTTTGTCGCTACCGCACCCACCACACAACCGCCCGCGATCCGTTCGGGCGCGTGGTATCCCCCGATCGCGCTTGCTGACGTGCGGGCCGTGCTGCGCCTGGATGGCACCGTCACCGATGCGCGCCTGACCGAATGCATCGCGCTGGCGATGTCGGCGGTGGAAGACGAACTGGATGCGTGGCAACAGCAGCAGGAAGCCCTCGGCCGTGCCTCGCTCGCGGACGTGCCGAGCAAAGTGATCGGTGATACCTCGCGTCTCGTGCTGCTGTATCAGCGTGCCGTGTATGCGATGGCGAAAGCCGAACTGATCGAACGGTATCGGGACTTCGATAGCACCGATGCCGGACAGCGTCGTGCGGAGGCGATGGACCTGTCCGTTGACGATTACCGTCGGCAAGCCCGTTATGCCATTCGCGACATCCTGGGGCGTCCGCGCGCGACCGTGGAACTGCTCTGATGATCGTGCGTGCGCTCCAGAGCGAAACGCTCGATGCTCTGTGCCAGCGCGTGCTGGGGCGTACCGCCAGCGTTACGGAAGCGACGCTCGTCGCGAATCCCGGCCTCGCCGATCTCGGTCCGATGTTGCCGCAAGGCTATCCGGTCAACTTGCCTGATGCCGTTCAAACCGCGCAGTCCGTGACGGCGCAGGTACAGCTCTGGACCTGAGAGGGAGACCCGATGGCCGAACCGACGACCACCACCACGTTCGCCTTCGCCGCTACCGGTGTGGGACTCGCCACCCTGGTGCCTGGCATCGATGGCAACGCCATCGTCGGTGCCTTTGCCGGCGCGGCACTGGTTGCGCTGCACGCGCGCGATGTGTCGATGACCTCGCGGGGCATCTATCTCCTCATCAGTTGGATCATCGGTTACCTCGCGGCGCCGGAAGTGGCGACGCGCATCGGCGTGCAGGCTACGGGTGTGGCGGCGTTTCTGGCGGCGGCATTCGCCATTGCCGTCACGGTCCAGGTGCTGGAACGGATCAAGACCATCGACCTCACCACGTGGCTGCGTCGGGGAGGTTCCTGATGGAACACCTTTTTGCTCTGCTGCTCTTCATCACGAATGCCATCACGTGCGCGCGTCTGCTTCTGTATCGACGCGCCGGTGCGCGTTACCGCCCCGCGGTCAGCGTGTGCGCGTGGGTGCTGATCGTCAGCACCGGTAGCACGGCACTGGGCGTGCTGCTCGGTCTCTACGCGAACACGCCGATCCATCTCGGCGATCTCGGCGTGTCGCTCGTGCTGTGCGTGCTGAGCCTCACCGCGCAGGGCAATGTCGCAGCCATTCTTCGGACGAACCATGATGACTAATACGTTGCGTGCCGGGGATCACGGCGCAGATGTCACTGTGTTGCAGCAGCGATTGCATCGCGCCGGCCAGTCCGTCGTCGTCGACGGCTGGTATGGCCCGACCACGGAAGCGGCGGTGCGCATCTTCCAGCGCAGCCACCACCTGGTCGAAGATGGCATCGCCGGCCCGCGCACGCAAAGTGCTTTGATCGGCACCGTCGATCCTCGCGCGCTGGCCCAAGCGGATATCGAGCGCGCAGCTGCAGAACTCGGTTGCGAGAGCGCCGCGATCAACGCCGTGGTCGAAGTGGAAAGCCCCCGTACCGGTTACCTTCTGGATGGGCGAGTGGTGATCCTGTTCGAGCGGCATGTGTTCTGGCGGCAGTTGCAGGCGCAGGGCATCGATCCGGCAATGGTGCAGGCACCGGTTTCGATTTTGAGCCAAGCGCGTGGTGGCTATATCGGCGGTGTCGCCGAATACGCGCGCCTGGCGCAAGCTGCTGCCATCGCGCACGAGCCGGCCATGGAGGCGTGCAGTTGGGGGCGTTTTCAGATCATGGGCCACCATGCCAAGGCGCTCGGTTACACCAACGCCACGCAGATGGCTGCCGCCTTCGCCAATAGCGAAGGCGAACAGCTGCAGGCGTTCGTGCGATTCGTTGAGGCCGATGCGGAGCTGCTGAAAGCGCTGCGCAATCACAAGTGGGCCGCGTTCGCGCGGAGCTACAACGGTCCCGCGTATGCCGACAATCTCTATGACGCGAAGCTTGCCAAGGCGTACGCACGCCATGTCGCCGCGCGGCCGTCCGTTTCGGAGGTGGCATGACGCTGCTGCGCCAGGTGCTGCTCGGTGCCGGCCTGCTCGGTGCCCTGTGGCTCTATCACGTTGTTACGCGGCAACGCATCGCGCTCGCTGAAGCACGTGCCGACACTGCCATCACTGCGCAGCGCGAGTTGACTGGCCAGGTTGCCGCCGCCCAGGCCAGTGAACACATCGTGACACGCTACGTCGATCAGGTGCGCGTCGTGCACGAACGTGGCGCCACGCTCACCAAGGAGATTCCTGTCTATGTCACTGCTCAAGCGGATGCTGCTTGCTCCGTGCCTGTCGGTTTTGTGCGCGTGCACGACGCGGCCGCCTCGAATGACCTGCCCGGTCCCGCCGACGCTGCTGATGCGCAGCCCAGCGGCCTTGCACTCTCTGCCGTCGCCGGCACCGTCGTCGACAACTACGCCACCTGCCACGCAGCCGTCGAACAATTGAAGGCGCTGCAAGCGTGGGTGCGGGCCAACCAGGCGACGCCATGAAGAAGCCTGCCAGTTTGCGCCAAGCACTGACCGTCGCACTGCCGGATCTCGCACGCAATCCTGAGAGCTTATTGGTCTTCGTCGATAAAGGTTCGGTGATCGCGACCTACGTACCGGGGATGTCGTTCGAGTACAGCTACACGCTCAACGTGACCCTGATCGACTATGCCGGCGATCCGGATACCGTGATGGTGCCGCTGCTGATGTGGGTGCGGGATAATCAGCCGGAGCTGCTCGACAACGTGGATCTGCGCCCCGACGGCATCACCTTCGAAGCGGACATCATCAGTCACGACGCGTGCGATCTTAGCCTCACGCTGAAGCTAACCGAGCGCGTGATTGTGGCCGAGAGTGACGGCGGGCGCCTCGATATTGTCCATGTCGACGAACCGTTGCCCCAGCCACGGCTGACAGCGAAGCACTGGCGGCTGTTTTTGCGTGATGCGCTGGTTGCGGAGTGGGATCAGCCCGCATGAGCGATGCGAATCTGACGCTGCTCGAAGATTGGGTGGATGGGTTGCTGCTGGCCATCGGCCCTGTAGGGCGTCGCCGCATCGCGCAGTCGGTGGCGATCGTCTTACGACGAAGCCAGCAGCAGCGCATCGCCGATCAGCGCAATCCCGACGGCACACCCTATGTACCACGCAAGGTAAAGAGGCTGCGCGACAAGACAGGGCGCATCAAGCGGGGCAAGATGTTTGCGAAATTGCGGACGGCCAAATTCCTCAAGGTCGATGCCACGGCCGATGCTGCGGTGGTGGCATTCACGGGGCGTGCTGCGCGCATTGCGCGTGTGCACCAGTACGGCCTCACGGACCACGTCACGCCAAACGGCCCACGCATACGCTACGCCCAGCGCATCCTTCTTGGCTTTAGTGTTGCGGACCGTTCGATGATTCGTGATCGCTTGATCGATCATTTGTCACGAGAGCAGAAATAGCTTCCCCCCAAATTTTCCCAGAAATAATTTCCGCAAGCGACCCTCGTCCTCCGAGGCTATTTGATAGCCTTTCACATATCTTCGCCGCCCCCATCACCAGCGTCTAAAATGCGGCCAAGATTAGGCTATCGGATAGGATCTGGCATGAGCGATGTGTCTAAGTTTGAAGGCTTTTTTAGTGGCGAGTTTCGCTGGCCTAGTCAAGGAGATCGGCCATTCATCAAATCGACAAATTGGAAGAATAACGCCGAAATTGAGCCACATCCGCACGGCCGTTTGGTCATGATGACTACAGGCTACAAGATGGCTGCAGATTTGATGGTTAAGCATGCGGCGACTGACCGATTCGATCGTAGTGCGCTCGTCTATCCCATCATCTTTAACTACCGTCATTTCATCGAGTTATCACTTAAATACCTAATCTCGACCTACGGCCACACCGTTGGCATCGAGGCAATCTGGAATAGCCACAAACTGGAACAGCTTTGGAAAGCATTCATGGATGTACTGAATGGCTATGGCTGCCAGGACGTTGAGCAGACCGACCCCATCGTCGAAGAGATCGTTGCAGAGTTCGCCAAGATAGACCCCGCGTCGTTCTCGTACCGTTATCCCTTCGACATCAAGGGAAATCCCATTCCAATTGAATATGATGAACTTGATCTTGAGGTACTCGCCGACGTCATGAAGGCCCTTCAGGGTTACTTCGATGGGTGCGATGGCTACCTCGATAACCTGCAAAGCGCAGATCCATAACTTCGAGAAGAACGCTTCAAATTTCATCCTTCATAACGGTTCTGATTGCGTGAGATCGCAGCTAAAGTGTCTGAGCAATGTGCAAACAAAGAAGCCGGAAGCCATCTTCCGGCTTCTTGCATGGCTAGCCTAGCTTGATCACCTCGGCAAGGACGCGCTCCTTTGCAATATCGTAGTAACCTTCAGACATCTCGACACCGATAAACCGATGGCCGGCGCGCAGTGCAGCTGCACCTGTTGTACCGCTACCCATAAAGGGATCAAGCACGGTGCTGGCCGCCGGAGTGATCGCCATCAACCGATCCATTAGTACTTCTGGCTTTCCTACCTGGTGGCATTTGCCACCTCGCTGCGGATGCACCGAAAACACACCCGGCAACACCACCGGATGGGCCTGCGTATCGATCGGCCCACGGCTCGCCCACACCACATATTCCGATTGGCTACGGAAACGCCCACGTTGTGGCCGACACCCGTTGGTCTTGTCCCACACCACAATGCCCTGCCACACCCAGCCGGCCACCTGCACGGCATCGGTCATCGTCGGCAACATGCGCCAATCGATAAACGTCAGCAGATGACCACCGGGGCGGGTGACGCGATGGCACTCAGATAACCACTGACTTGCCCACGCAAGGAATCCTCGCTGATCACGAAAATCGCCCTCGAAGTCGGGAAGTTTGTTCTTCGCATCGCTGTTGATGTACTTCTCGCCGGTGGGTTTGGCGCGTGCGGCCATGGTCTGGCCACCGGAGCAATACGGTGGATCGGTGATGACCGCATCAACGCTCGCATTCGGCAGGGTGCGCAGTATTTGCAGCGCGTCGCCGCGATGAAGCGTGTAAGGAGTGGTGTTGTCGTGCATGATCGTTCTCGCGTGGCGCTCCCTGGCTCTCTGGCAGGGGGCTCGGAACGGCCCTCAAGGAATTAAAGGTACCGCAGCGCGGGCACTTGATTTCGATCGCATCGAAGCGACCCGCGCGCGCGAGCAATTTCACGCAGCGCGAACAGCGAACATCCTGCATCCGTAGGTTCTCTTGACGGGCGTGTTAGCCTCGCCGGGCTCCGTCGACGGGGTGTGGAGCCTTCGGTTCGGCTTGCAGGTAGTTGCTGCGGGTTGGATGGTCGGCATTGCGTTCCCGCGCGATGTCGGCCGCTCCACGTTGTAGCGTGAGGATGCCTTGCGCGACACCGCGTACGACAGAGTGACACGGATGTACCAATTCTTCGGTACATCGCTCTGTGCTCGCGCCACCCTGCTCGCCATCGGCAGCATGCGGGCATGCCTACGCTCTTCGCCCGTTACGCATGTCCGGCCTGACCGCCGTCGATCTGTCGCAGCTCCCGGCACCTGCCGTGGTGGAGGCAATTTCGTTCGAGCAGATTTTCGCGGACATGCTCGCGGATCTGCGTGTACGCGACGACACGTTCACGGCGCTCACCGAATCCGACCCGTCGTACAAGGTGTTGCAGGTCGCCGCCTACCGGGAAATGTTGCTGCGTCAGCGCGTCAACGATGGCGCCAAGGCCGTCATGTTGCCGTATGCCCGAGGCACGGATCTCGACAATCTCGGTGCGTTCTACAACGTCGAACGCCTGACGTTGGATGCGGGTGATCCGTCGCGCGGCGTTCCGAAAGTTATGGAGAGCGATGAGGACTATTTGCGTCGCATCCGTCTCTCGCCGGAAGGCTTCTCTGTCGCCGGGCCGGAAGGCGCGTACATCTTCCACGCGCTCAGCGCGAGCCCGGATGTGCTGGATGCCAGCGCAACCAGCCCGTCGCCAGGGCAAGTGCTCGTGACGGTGCTATCGCGCACAGGTAACGGTACCGCACCGCAGGCAACACTCGATGCGGTGGCGGCCGCCTTGTCCTCGGTCAAGGTGCGCCCGCTGACCGATGAAGTTATCGTGCAGAGCGCCGAGATCATCCCGTATCGCGTTGTGGGCACGCGCTACACGCTCGCCGGTCCGGATAGTGCGGTTGTGCTGAATAACTCGGACCGGAACCTCGCCAAGTTCGTCGTCGATACGCACAAGCTCGGACGCGATATCACGCGCAGCGGACTCGACGCGGCCATCCACGTACCGGGCATGCAGCGCGTGGATCTGGCGTCACCGACCGATCGCATCGTGATCAGTCGCACGCAAGCGGCGTATTGCACGGCTATTGACCTTCGTTATGGCGGCAACGATGAATAGCCTGTTGCCGCCCAACGCCAAGCCCGCCGAGCGCGTGCTCGAAGCATCCATGGCACGCATTGGGGACGTGCCGGTTCCGATTCGCGATCTGTGGAATCCGAAGACCTGCCCCCTTGAGCTGCTTCCCTGGCTGGCCTGGGCGCTGTCGCTCGACACGTGGCGCAGCGATTGGCCCGAACACATCAAGCGTGCGCGCATCGCAAGTGCGTTCGAGATTCAAAAGCACAAGGGCACAGCCAAGAGCGTCAGCGACGTCGTCGAGAGCTTTGGCGGTGCGGTGGAGATCACCGAGTGGTGGCAGAAAGAACCGAAAGGCGCCCCCCACACCTTTGAGCTGTCGATGACGTTGTCCGGCGCGGATGGTACCGAAGCCACGGCGCAATACGTCGACGACGTCATCGCGGAAGTGACACGCACGAAGCCGGTGCGTTCGCACTTCACCTTTACGCAAGGCGTGAACCTCTATGCGGCGACCGGTATCGCTGCCGTCGCACGCCCCTGCCTTTTCGCGCGCCTGGATCTGGTCGCGCCTGCTGAGGAAAACTGACATGCCCCAAACGTTGACCCTGACCGTCACGACGGCCGGCCGTGCCGCGTTGGTCAATGCCAAGCACGACGGCACCAATGCCGTGCTGGTGGCCTCAGTTGGGGTGACGGCGGCGACCTTCACACTCGATCCGTCACTTACCAAGCTTCCTGGCGAATCCAAGCGATTGACCACCCTGAGCGGTGGCGCGACGGCCGCGGATACCGTGCACGTCACGATTCGCGACAACAGTACTGATACCTACACCGTTCGTGGGATCGGGCTGTATCTGCAGGACGGCACGCTGTTCGGTGTCTACGGACAAACTGGCGTGCTTGCGGAGAAATCGACGCAGGCAACACTCCTATTGGCAGTCGACACGCGGTTTGCGGACATCAATGCGGCCAGCCTGGTGTTTGGCGATACCAACTTCCAGCTCAACAAAGCCACGACGGCGGTGGCTGGTGTCGTGCAGTTGGCGGCCGCAAATGACGCGGTCAGCGGATCAGATAGCTCGCTGGCGATCACACCGTCCACACTGAGGGCGGGCCTGGATGATCGCTTTGGCGCAAGCGCGCCCACCAAGTTCGTCAAAGCGCTCTTGGCGGCGGTGGACGCGATCACGTTTCGCGCGGGTCTCGGTCTCAAGAGTGCTGCACTCAAGGACGCCGGTGCGAACAACGGGCTGGATGCGGATCTGCTGGATGGCCAGGAAGGTGCGTTCTATCAGGCGTGGAACAATCTGACCGGCGTGCCAGCCATGTTCCCACCCGCACCGCATCAGCACGTGATGGGCGACATTCTCGGTCTGGCGGCGGCACTTGCCACCAAGTTGGACGTGGCCTCCCGGTATTACCCCGGTCAGATCATCGTGACCGCGGCATCGACGCCACCACCCAGCACGCTGGTGTGTGATGGCTCGGCGATTTCTCGCACGCAGTATGCGGCGCTGTTTGCGGCAATCGGCACGACGTACGGCGCCGGTGACGGCACCAACACGTTCAACGTTCCGAACCTGCGGGAAGGCACGTCCGTCCGCGTGACGACCAAAACGGCGAAGGTCGGCACCTATGACGCGGGCACCCTTTTGTCGCACACCCATGCAGCCACTGCGGCAGCGATCGGCGATCACGCGCACAGCGTCACGCTGACCAACGCGGGTTCGCATGCGCATGCCGCCAGTTCCGACGCGAAAGGCGATCACACGCACTCGGCGTGGACCGATGGCCAAGGTAACCACGCGCATAGCGGCTCCACCGATGCGCAGGGGCAGCACTCGCACATGACGCTCAACAGTCTGTTCGGCGATGGCTCCGGTTCCAGCTATGTCGGCGGCGGCGGCCCCGCGTTTCGCAACATGCAGCGCCAGACGAACGACGCGGGCAACCACGCGCATAACTTCTCGACCGACTGGCAAGGCAATCACGGCCACAACATCGGGATGAATGGTTCTGGCAACCACTCACACACGATTTCCATCGCCGCTGTCGGCGACCACAACCATACAGCGACCGTGGGCGGTGCAGGTGGCCACACGCACACGCTGACCGTGGCGGCAGCCGGTGGCACAGACAACCTGCCTGCCGGTACCTACCTGCTTCATTGCATCGCGTATTAAAGAGCACGCACCCATGCCCAACACGAAGAATCTTCCACCGACGAAACGAGCCTTCACGTTCTGCACCAAGACGCGCGAATACCTCGGCGAATTGGATGCTTATCTGTCTCCATTGGAAGGTACGTATCCGTTGCCGAGCAACGCGGTTTTCGTTGAGCCGGGACTAGATCCTGGGCCGTGCAAAACACGTCGACTGACGCAAGATGGGAATGCATGGGAGGTCGTGGATGATTTTCGTTACATCATGTTGTGGGATACGTCCACAGCCCATCCCGTACCCAACGTGCTTGCGCTGGGCGAAGCGCCGGCAGCGAACGTGACACACCTTGCACCACCCACTTACGACGTGCAGGACTGCAAGTGTTCCGTATGGGACACCGAGACAAACGCCTGGATTGCAGTACCGGACTACAGTCGTTGCCCGCTGTGGGTCAAAGCCACGGCACAGCGTGCTGCACCACTGCCAGCGGGTGTTGCGTTACCGGATACCTTGACAGCACTACAGCCTCCAACTGGAGAGCACATCCGCGCGATATGGGATACGTCTGCCGATTCCTGGGACACGCAACCTGACTACCCAGATGCAGCCACCAGCGAATAACAACCGTGTAGGCTAGCGTACTCAGGACGCAGGGAGCCCATGCAGCCAATCCAAACTAGGGATGGCGAGTGAAAGCTCGGGCATAGCGTAAAGACTCGATCGTACGACATCTCCGCTGTAACCCGCGCTTCTGATGAGGAATATCTGCCTATCCATATCCTCATCGGATAGACCAGGGTCTAGCGTAACTTTTGTTATCGATGCGTCGAGATCGATAGGCAAATGATGCACGTCTCCCGGAATATTGGAGATGTGCCTTGATATGATCCATCGCACCTCAGCTTCATGCTTGAAGGAATCGCGTTTATACAGAAGCGTTTGCGCGGGACCAGTCGAGTACATGCCTGAGTTCAGTACGCTGCGCAAGAATTCAGGCGATTCAAATTTCTGCTTCAAGGCGTGTTCTGAAAGGTACTCAACCTTTCCCAGGAAAAGTTGCTCTGTGGGCCACGGATAGGTGGATTCTGCAGTCCTATAGAGTGTTGCCGCATTAGCAGATACCAAAACTCCGCGCTCGTCACCTGAATATATTCGCCACATGGCGTCAGATTCGTACTCAAGGGACCAGCACTGCGCAAAGAGATTGTCCGCGTAGTGTGGCACTTGAATAGTTTTACCGTCGCCCATTCGAATAGGGCGATTCATTAGATTTTCGTAGGGGTCCTTCCAGAGCTTTGGTTTCACAAAAGCGAGATTCCTGCTTCTGATCAGATCGATAAACCGATCAAAAGGAAAGATTCGGTGTACGAGTTGCTCGCCGGATAGAAGCTTGTTTTCTTCTTCTCGGGAGAAGCCAAGAAACATGGGGTCTGAGCTCTGCAAGAAATTCATTAGCGCTCCGTAATAGTCGGTAATAAACACTGTTGCAGAGGATGATGCGTGCGTCTGCAACGTCATAAAAGCCACAGTAGTAATGTACCAATGTGCCGGCACAGCCGCATGCGCTAGCCGGTATGCACGTTGCGTCGGCAGCATGCCGTCATGGACCCGCTCGTCGAACTTTCCCGCCTGCTGCAAAACCTGCTGCGCTATGGCGTGGTTGCCTCTGTCGACCACGCCGCACGCCGCTGCACGATTCGTAGCGGTGAGCTGGTTACCAAACCACTGCGGTGGCTGACCTATCGCGCAGGTGATGCACGCACCTGGTGGGCACCCAGCGTTGGCGAACAGGTCATTCTGCTTTGCCCTGGCGGCGACACCGCGCGCGGCACGGTGCTTCCTGCGCTATATGCCGATGACGCAGTGGCGCCGGTAGAGGGCGATACCACACACGTCACGCAGTATCCCGATGGTGCACTGATCAGCTACGCCCCGGAAAAGCACGAGGTCAGCGTGGCGCTGCCTTCGGGCGGCAAAGTCATTATCGTTGCACCGGCCGGCATCGACATCACCGGCAACACGCGCATCACCGGTGCTTTACACGTCACCGATAACGTCTCCGTTGACGCCGGCATCAAGGCGAAGGATGACGTCGTCGCGGGCACGATCAGCTTGCAGCATCACAAGACTCAAGGTGTGCAGTCCGGCACGTACCTCTCCGGTGAGCCGACATAGTCATGCGTGGAATCGATGCCATCACGGGCAAGGCCCTCGAAGGGCTGGCCCACCTGCAGCAGTCCATCAGCGACATCCTCGAAACGCCGTATGGCACACGTGTGATGCGTCGCGACTACGGCTCGCTGCTGCCGTATCTGATCGATCAGCCTTTCCATGCTGCCACGCGGTTGCGTCTCTACGCCGCCACCGCGACCGCGCTGATGCGTTGGGAACCGCGTGTGCAGTTGTCGCGCGTAACGATGGAGCTCGGCGCCGCGCCGGGTCAGGTCGTGTTGACCTTGGAAGGCACACTTACCAACACGCCGATCGCGACCCCTGTTTCCCTCACCGTCCCCCTGCAACTCAGTGCCGCTTCGTAACGGCACCCATCACGAGGAACCTTCATGGCCCAGGCTTATCACCACGGCGTCCGCGTTATCGAGGCCACCGATGGCTCGCGTACCATCACCACCGTCTCCACGGCTGTCATCGGCTTGGTCGCGATCAGCGAGGATGCTGATCCGGCGGTGTTTCCGCTCGACACGCCCGTGCTGATCACCGACATCAAGTCGGCGATCGGCAAGGCCGGCAGTCCCGGTAAAGGCACGCTGGTCGCCGCGCTCACCGCTATCGATGCGCAAACCAAGCCTGTGTTGGTGGTCGTACGTGTGGCACAAGGTAAGGATGCCGCCGAGACCACCAGCAATGTGATCGGCACGACGGCCGCCAGCGGTCGCCTGACCGGTGCGCAGGCGTTGTTGGCTGCGCAAGCACGCCTGGGTGTGAAGCCGCGCATCCTGGGTGCACCGGGCCTGGATACGCAACCGGTGGGCCTGGCACTCGCGGTGATCGCCAAGAAGCTTCGCGGCATGACGTACCTCAACGTGCCCGATGCCAAGAAGGTGGAAGAGGTCATTGCCTACCGCGCCAATTTCAGTCAGCGCGAAGTGATGCTGGTGTGGCCGAATTTCACCGCGTGGGATACGACGACCAATGCCACCGTGGAAGTGCCTTCCGCTGCGTATGCGCTGGGCCTGCGTGCCGCCATCGATGAGAGCCAGGGTTGGCAGAAGACCCTTTCCAATGTCGCGGTGAATGGCGTGACCGGCATCAGCCTCGACGTGAGCTGGGATCTGCAAGATCCGGCGACGGATGCCGGCCTGCTCAACCAGGCGGGTATCACCACGCTGATCAACGCGCAAGGCTTTCGTTTCTGGGGTAACCGCACCTGCTCGGACGATCCCAAGTTCGTCTTCGAAAGCGCCACACGTACGGCACAGGTGTTGGCCGACACCATCGCGGATGGCCATCTGTGGGCCGTCGACAAGTCGATGTATCCCAGCCTGGTGAAAGACATTCTTGAAGGCATCAACGCCAAGTTCCGCGAGCTGAAATCCGGCGGCTACGTGATCGGCGCCAGCGCCTGGTACGACGAGTCCGCCAACCAAGCGGCTTCGCTCGCCGGCGGCGATCTCTTCATCGACTACGACTATACGCCCGTCCCGCCGCTGGAAGACCTGCAGCTTCGCCAGCGCATCACCGATCGGTATCTCGTGGACTTCGCCGCCGCGATCAACGCCTGACCCAAGACGGCCGGTATGCCGGCCGTTCGCTCTTTGCCCTTTGAAGGAATCCACGCATGGCCCTGCCGCGCAAGCTCAAGAACTTGAACCTTTTCAACAACGGCAACAGTTATCTCGGCCAGATCGCCGAAGTCACCTTGCCCAAGCTCAGCCGCAAGATGGAAGAGTGGCGCGGCGGCGGCATGGACACCGGTGTGGAAGTCGACCTGGGTGGCGAACTCATCACGCTCGAATGGACGGCCGGTGGCCTCATGCTGGATGCGTTGAAGCAATTCGGTATCACCAGCGCCGTCGGCTGTCTGCTGCGTTTTGCCGGTGCATATCAGCGTGATGACACCGGTACGACGGATGCGGTGGAAGTGGTGGTGCGCGGGCGTCACAAAGAGATCGATTTCGGTACCGCGAAGCCGGCCGACAACACCCAGCACAAGTTCACGACGAGCTGCGCCTATTACAAGCTCACCGTCAATGGCGAGGTGCTGATCGAGATCGATCCGCTCAACTTCATCTTTAACGTCGGCGGCATTGATCGCCTCGCTGATCAGCGCCGCGCGCTCGGCGTCTAACCCTCCTTCTTCTCTCGTTGCCCGCCGCCTTCGGCGGGCATTTCCTCCCCCTTTGCTTTGGAGCGCACCATGACGCAACCCAACGACATCCCCGCCAGCACACAAGCCAGCTTTGTAAACGTCACGCTGGACACGCCCATCGTGCGTGGCGCGCAAACCATCGCATCGGTGGATCTGCGCCGACCGAAGTCCGGCGAGCTACGTGGCGTCAATCTGTCCGACCTGGCGCAGTTGGACGTGAGCGCCCTGATCAAGGTGCTGCCGCGGGTGTCCATGCCCACATTGACCGGCAGCGACGTGGAGAACCTCGATCCCAGCGATCTCATGAAGCTGGGGGCGGAGATCGTCGGTTTTTTGCTGCCTTCGCAGAAAGCGGCGTTCCTTGCTGCGTAGAGGACGTGATGGCGGACATCGCAGTGGTGTTCCACTGGCCACCCGCCGCGATGGCCGATGTCGAGCTGGACGAATTGATGGCCTGGCGCGAGCGCGCCCGGCAACGCAACGGTACGGAGTGACGTGTGGATCTCAAGCTGTCGGTCTTGCTGCAGACCCTGGATAAAGCCACTGCGCCGCTGAAGAAGGTGCAGGAAGCCAGCAAGGCCGCCGCCGAGCAGCTGAAGAAGACGCGCGACACGCTGCGCCAGTTGGATGAGGTGCAGAAGAAAGCCGGCGAGTTCCGAAAGCTCAAACAAGGCACACGTGACACTGCGGTGCGCATGAAGGATCTGCAGGCGCGCATCACCGCCGTCGCACGCGAGATGCGCGAGACCGACAAGCCGACCGCAGCGCTATCACGGCAATTCAAGCGGCTGACGACCGAGGCGCGTGACCTGAAAGCGCAGAAGGTCGAGCAGATTCGGAAGCTCCAGCAGCTTCGCGAAGGGCTCGCCGCGGCGGGTGTGGATACGCGCAATCTCGGTGCCGCCGAAACGCGTCTGCGCACGCAATCGGCCGCAGCCACGCGCGCGGTGGAGCAGCAGACGGCGGCCTTGCGTGCGCAGGGCGTGCAGGCCCAACAGCTAGTCGGCCTCCGTGAACGCTTGGCGCGCGGCCAGGCGATGGGTGCAAACCTATCGATCGCGGGCTACGCCGCGATGCAAACGGGCCGACATCTGATCGACCAGGTGCAGCCGGCGATCCACGAAGCGAAAATCTACCAAACGAATCTCGCGCAGCTACGCGCCCAAGGCGTCAGCAATGCCGATGTCGCGCAAGCGGAGCGCTTCGCGCGCAGCGACACCACGCGCGGCAGCGCCATCAACGACAAGATGGAAATCCTCAAGGACGCGAATTCCATCTTCCGCGACATGCATGAAGCCGTGCAAGTGGCGCCGTCATTGCTCAAGGCCAAGTACACCTTCGAAGCGTTGATGGCCGAGCATGGCGAAGGCGGGGGTCACGGCCAGGAGACGGTCAATCAGTTGATCGATGCGATCCGTACCGGTGAGTTACGCAATGCGACCAAGACACCCGAGGACTTCCAGCATCTCCTGGACATGATGAGCCGCGCGTATGTCGGCTCGGGTGGCCTGGTCAAACCCTCCGATTACCTCGAAACCATGAAGGTCGGCGGCGTCGCCGCCAAGCTGATGGACGAGAAGGCGCTGTTCTTCGGTGCCATGCACACCATCCAGGAAATGGGCGGCATGCGCGCCGGTACCGGCTTTGCGTCGGCCTATCAAAACTGGGCGGCAGGCCGCAGCACGCAGCAGACTGCCGAAGCGCTCGCGCAGCTCGGCTTGGTCAACAAGAACGCCGTCAAATACGGCAAGAACGGCCACATCACCAAGATGCTGCCGGGTGCGCTTAAGAACCAGGCGCTCTACGAGAGCAATCCCTTTGCGTACATGATGACCGAGGTCATCCCACGCCTTAATCCCACCGGGAAGCTGACGGACGATCAGGTAGTAAGCAAGCTCAATGCGCTCTTCAGTGCGCGCAAGGGCGGCGATCTTTTCGCCGGCATGTTCATGCAGCGCGCAAACATCCAGAAGCAGCTCGATGCCGCGGGCAAGTTTGCCGGTCTCGATGAAACCTATCGCATGACCGGCGACACCGCTGCGGGTCAGGAAGCGGATCTCGAAGCGGAAAAACGCAATCTCTATCTCACGCTTGGGCGCGAAGTCTTGCCGCTGTATGTGGCGGGTTTACGTCACCTCGTCGCGGTGCTGAAAACACTGACGGACGGCGCACAGAAGCATCCGGCCATTGCCAAGGGCCTGATGCTGGTTGCCGGTGGTCTGGGTGTGTTGATGGTAAGTGCGGGTGGCTTGATGGTCGTGCTGGGTGGACTAATCGGGCAGTTCGCGTTGCTGCGCTTTGTCATGGGGCGCGCGAAGTTGGGGTGGGCCGTACGTGGCGGTGCCGCAGCCGGCGGCGAAGCGGCCGGTGTAGGCACGCTGGCTCGCCTGGGCGGACTCGTGCGCAGTGTGTTCCCGGCGATGGCGACCGGCGCGCGTGCCGCCATGCTCGCGATCACGGGCGTGAGCTGGCCGGTGTTGGCACTGATCGCTGCGGTGGCTGCGCTCGGCATCGTGGTCTGGAAGTATTGGCAGCCGATCAAGGCGTTCTTTGTCGGCGTTGGTATCGGCTTGCGCGATGAACTGCTGCCTGCGTTGTTCGCGCTCGGCACTGCACTGGCGCCGCTTAAACCCGCGTGGGATGTCATCGCCGACGCCCTGGGTGCGGTGTGGCGGTGGATCGTTAGTTTGTTCGAACCGTTCCAGGCAACGTCCGAGCAATTGGCCGGCGCTACCGCCAATGGTGTCACCTTCGGCCGCATCCTGGGCGCCGTCTTGGCCGGCGTGGTCACTGCGATCACCTGGGCCTTGCAGGCCTTCACGTGGCTCGGCACGAAGATCGGCGAATGCATCGGCTGGATCACGGTGAACTGGAGCGGCATCACCGAAGTGATCAAGCAACCGTTTGCGACGGCGTTTCGTTGGATCAGCGACAAGATCGATTGGCTGCTCGGTAAGTGGCGCGCGTTGAAGGCCTCACTTGGCCAAGATACGCCGGTCGGAGGCAGCGAACCGCGCACGTGGGAGTGGAATGATGGCCGGATGCCGCCATCGCGTTTTGCGATCGATGACCGTCCACCGCTCAAGGCAAGTAATACGGGTAGCACCATCACCAACAGCTACGCGGTCACCGTACACCCGGCGCCGGGCGCTGATCCGCATGCGACGGCACGCGCGGTGTCTGCCGAACTGGATCGCCGTGAGCGCGCCAAAGCTGCAGCGAACCGCTCACTGCTCAGCGATTCGGAGTAACGCATGCTGATGGCATTGGGCCAATTCGTGTTTCAACTGCCGGACCTCGCGTACCAGGAGCTGCGTCGCTCGACCGCGTGGCGACATCCGAGCAATAGTCGCGTCGGTGCGCGCGAGGCGCGGCAATACGTCGGTCCTGGCGAGGACACCATCACGCTGAGCGGCGTGCTCGTGCCGGAGATCGCCGGCAAGCGTTTGAGCCTCTCCACGTTGCGCACTATGGCCGATACCGGCGATGCCTTTGCGTTGGTGGACGGTACCGGCAACGTGCTGGGCGCGTGGGTGATCGATCACCTGCAGGAAGGGGCCACGCACTTCACGCAGGACGGTATTCCACGACGGACGGAATTCACCATCTCGCTTGCACGTACCGATGATGGTCGCGTGCAGAGCGCGCCGCCCGGCAATGACAACCTCACGGGTACCGTGAACAACGGCAGCGGGATGCGTGGTGTCGCATGAGTGGTAGCAACCCAAAACCGCGCTGGAAGGTCACACTCGACGACCGTGATCTGACATCGACCATCGCACCGCGACTGAACTCGCTCAAGGTCAGTGCGTGTCGACAATACAGCGCCGACCAGCTCGATATCGAACTGAGCGATCATGACGGGAAACTTGCCCTGCCACCCAAAACTGCCACGCTGCAGGTGTGGTTGGGATGGGACGACACCGGTCTCACTGACATGGGCACGTTCGCGATCGATGAGATGGAACACACCGGTGCGCCCGATCAACTCATCTTGCGTGGGCGTAGCGCGCATCTGCGTGGCGACCTTCGCCAGCAGCGTGAGCAGAGTTATACCGGTATCACAGTCGGCGCCATCATCAACCAGCTCGCAGGGCGCAACAACCTGACACCGCGCTGCCATGCCAGCTTGGCCGATGTGGTGATTGACCATGTCGAGCAGACCAATGAAAGCGATATCAACTTCCTGACGCGCCTGGGCAAGCATTACGACGCGGTGGCGACCATCAAAGCGGGCGCGTTGATCTTCTGCCCCATTGGTCAGGGCACCACAGCCACGGGCAAGCCGCTACCTAGCGTGACGTTGGTGCGCACCGATGGCGATCAGCATCGCTATCACGCGGCAGATCGCGACGCTTACGGTGGCATCCGAGCGTTGTATGACGATGTGCACACAGGGAAAACCGAATCAGTGCTGGTCGGCACGGATGATGGGCAAGGCGTGAAGACGTTGCGCACCATTTACGCGAGCAAGAGCAACGCATTGCGTGCTGCTCGTAGCGAATACCGTCGGCTACTGCGAGGTATTGTGACCTTCGAATACACGCTTGCGCGAGGTCGACCAGACCTCTATCCCGAAATGAACATACGGGTGCGCGGATTTAAGCCCGAAATCGACGCGACCGATTGGATCATTGTGCGCGCAGAGCATTCGCTAGATACACAGGGACTAACTACACGGCTAGAGATGGAACATAGTGCCGTTAATAGTTCGATTGAAGAAAAATAGTGACGCTCAAACCCAAAGGACGAGATGTAGGCTCGTTATCTCCTATTGTCCAGGCTACATGCTAGGGCGGGAGTGATGACAAGCGACACTTGGAAGTTAAGCCTTGTATGGATTTACCAGTCTACGTTGCCGGCCAGTTCTTGAAGGAAATAATCCATCGCATCAGACCACCTATACACATCTAGGGCTATCCTCCATTGTTTTTTCAAATGATTTCCCGCTAGTTGGCATATGCCATTCCAATGTGTGTAAACATGCCTAGGAATGGTGCTTCTGGCATTCTGAAATATGAGTTCAAACGTATTGGCATGAATGATCTTATTGCATGATTCACGAAGCGTAAGTGAGAAGTTGCCAACTAGCACTGCTCCGACACCTTTATTCCCTAAGCATTCGGCGTCAAGATCGCGAAGATAGTCAGGCGAAACCTGAGACACAGCAGTGTCCTGTATGACGCGAAGTTTGGCGGCAATCTCGATTAGCTCGTTACTCACTATGTAGCGAAGACGCGCCGCGTAGTGGTCCCACTCTTCATTTCTGTCAGATTTCGTCCCTTGATAGTGCTGCTCGCGTCGCGAGAATTCCTTATTGCCGGCGATTAGATGGCGTAGAAAGAACAACTTCTTGTCGAGGCCAACAAAGTCGAGACTATGACTCATGGCGTCACCCCACGTTCCGAATTCGGTTTGGGTGGATCAGGTATTTGCATACCCAACTTGGCATACAGATTGTTCCCCACCAACGTCCGAATGCCATTGCACGCGATTTCAAGATCAGTGCTCGTATAACCGTTAGGAAACCCAGTAGATAGATGGGCCAAACCTTTGTTGGCGAGTTCGAACATTGCCACCAAGGCACGTTCGCCACGCTCCCTTGGCCCTCCCACGTAGGAGTCGAGCGCTGACGATGGCGACACTTTTTCCAAGGGCACACCGTTCACACTAAAGTGCTCAACGGCGATGTCATCTGAGAGTCGATTCGGCTTCGCGACAAGCTTGCCCTGCTTAGTTGCTAGGCCTAGAAATTCCAGTAGCGATCGTGCATGGATAAATCCCACTTCGAGCATGGGATTGAGCATCGCGCTGGCGTCGCCCTTCAAGATTTTCGTTCCATTGACAAAGACCTCCATGTCCCGGGGTGAAGCCAGGTCATACAGCTTGTTGTAGGCCCACAGCATCGTCTCGATCGACTGAAGCCGGTAGGGAATCCAAACGTTGAGCACTTCTGTCTTGTCCATCGCGCTGGCCCTTATTTTGCCGCTGACGTCGATGCTTGAGCGTAATGGAGGTGAGCGTAGGCCAGCGACGCTGCCAGCCATCGACCGTATTCTGTTGCATCGAACTTGGCTTGAAGTTCCTGCCGGTCTCCGGGGTCCACGGTCACAGTAAAGAAGGTGGGATCGGTGGGCTTTCGACGGGGAACTACTTTGTCCGCATATTTAGCGAGTGAAAAGTTTTGAGCCTCCACGCCGAGATCGAAGACCCACCCTCCAGCTTGCTGGATCGCAGTTTCGAGCGGCGCAGCGGCCTTGTTGAACTGCTCCACCGCCTCTTGCGTCACGACTTTTGCATTGAGCAACGCAGGTCGCCCTGAATGGTCTGTGCCATCTATCGGCAACCAATTGAGCAACACGGCGTCAAAGGCGCCACGGCGCTGCCTAAGGTCGTGCAACGCGCAGGACAGCGCCGTTTTGAAGATGTCGAAACCTGGCAAGATGGACTCATACCGTTCCAGGCAAAACACCAGCTCACATAAGCTGTTTTGAAACGCATTGATCTTTTCAGCGAACTGCGGAAACCGCGCTTGCAACGGCAACTGACGCCCCTGCTTTATCGCCTCGATTGCGCCGGTAAGTTCCGCGCGAATAAGAGCAATCCGCACAAACGGCGACTCCACATCCGAATACTTCGTTAGGGCGGCCTGGATATCTTTATAGGCGTCCAGTAGAAGCTGCGCTTTGGTATTCGCTCGTTGCTGCTCTTCGGCGTCTTTACGCTGGCGGTCGAGTTGCATGCGAATGGCCACGAGTCCGGTTAAAGAGGTCGCGAGTGCAACGAAGAAAGATGCGGCAATGCTGATCCCGATGCCGGTGTAATCCGTGGGCGAATGTGTGATGTCGATTGGAACGGGGTCATGCGGCGCATGCAGAACAATCGACTGCGTAGGTGCTGAAGCAACGACGTGAGGTACAGCCTGCGCTGCGAGAACCGGTTTCGTGGCAGCCTGCGGCACGGCATGAATCGGTGCTGTCGAAGCTGGGAGAGACGCTCCCGACTGTTGGTCTGTGTTGGTGGTCACTCCCTTCCCCCTTAATTTGCAGCCCCGCAATGGCAAGCGAATAGGTGAGCCATTAACTTGTTGTCGACCCGCTCCACAGGGGGCACCTAAGATTTTCCACGCGTGGCCACCCATTCAGCATATTCCGGCACTGCGCGGGCAAGTTGCATTTCCAGCCATGCCTTCTCGTCTTCGTTGTGCGTGGCTATCCAGTGCGATACGAATCCGCCGATCCGTTGCATACGTGGATCACCGCCATGCCCTTCCGTAATCGGTGCCGACGCAGCGTCCCCGTGCATGGAGCCCGTGCCCAGGAGCAGCCAGTCCAGGCTGACGCCCTTGCGTTTCGCAAGGATCATGCATTCCTCATAGGGCACCTTATTTCGGGTCCGCCAGCCGCTCACCGTGCTGGTGCCGTAGCCAAAATGCTGCCCTAGTGCGATATCCGTTCGTACTCCGACCACGTCCTGCATCCGGTCAATGATCGGTGCTGCATCAAATTCGGCCACGTTCTCTCCCTCATTTTGCGTAAATCACGCAGTTCACGTATTGCAATAACGCAATTTGCGTGTATTCTGCGAATTGTGTGACACATTGAGGCCATCGTACCCCATGCCGAGCATGCGCCAACCGTCCGTTCGCTATTCCCCACGAGGGGTCACAAAAAAGGCCATCGCCCTGCGCCTGCTCGCCCCCGAGCGCGCCCGACACGATGCCCACGTTCGTCGGAATGACTGCTCCAGCGCCGCGTTTGCCCGTCAGATGTACCTGCGCGGATTGGAAAGCTACGAGAGCGCAGGGACTTTGTCGGCCCCTGCGGGATGCATGAATACGGTCGCCGGAGTGAATCGCGCATGAGCCGTCACCCGGTCCGTTCAGAATCCGCAAGGCGCGAGAGCCGCTTCAGGGTGAAGTGCCCGCATTGCCTGAGCTTCGCTCGGGCGCGCAGCAGTGATTTGCTGACCCCGACCTACCGTGAGGTGCGTTTCGAGTGCCAGAACGATGCCTGCGGGCATATCTGGGTCGCCGGGCTCGAAGCCATCCGCACGCTGTGCCCCAGCGACATCCCCAATCCCGACATCCGCATTCCGCTTGCCGCCTCGCGCGCGGCGAGCCGTAACGAACCGGCCATTCCCCCGGCCGGCTAATTCGCCTTCCCCACAACCCGGAGAGACTTCACCATGTCGCAGACCAAACTGCACGAGGTGGCCATCGGCTACCTGCTCGCCCACCAAGCCGAACATCTCACGCACGATCGCCACCACCTCGTAGGACGCTGCGCGCAGCACCTTCAAGACCAAGGCACGACGGCGGAGCGCGCCAACATCATCGCGCTGCAGGCGCTGGGTGAGTTGGATGCGCGTGCCACCAAGGCGCACGTGGACCTCACGCACAGCACAAGCTTCGCGGTCTTCGTGGTGGACCCGGTGACGCGCGTCCGTATCGCGTTCACCGCCGCCGACCTCATTCGCCTCGCCCGCGAGCATGCCGCGCGCCACGAGGCCGCGGTGACGACACATTGAGGGCATGCGCATGCACAACCACCTTGTTCCCGCCTTATCCAGCCATACGACCATCGCGCTGACCGATGGCCACCTCGATGTCACCACCAGTGCGTTCACGGATACCCGGCATCCGGTGGCCTTGCACGCCGGCCCGGCCAGCATCTATCTGTCCCTCGACCAAGCCATCGAAGTGGGAAGTGCACTGATCGCGGCCGCCCATCACTACCGCGCGGTGATGGCACAGCAGGATGTTCCGTCCTCGGGGACAGAGCCGTGAGTGCAGCGGCGGAACACGAAAGCACGGACCTGCCGGTACCGACGGACTGCATTCTCCGTCTCCCTCGGGTACGTGAGCGGTGCGGCCTATCGGCCGCCACGATCTATCGACAGATGGCAAGAGGTGATTTCCCGCGCGCCGTCAGTCTGGGTGGCAAATTGGTCGGGTGGCGCGAGAGCGCCATCAACGCCTGGATTGCAGCGCGTGGCGGCGACACATGAACACAACGCTGCATCAGGACGTCACCCAGCGCTTGCTCCGGGACTACGCCTTCAAGGACACCGAGGGCAAGTGGTTGCGAGAAGGCCGCTGCCCGCATTGCGGCAAGAAGGAGCTCTACACCCACGCCGAGCATCCGTGGGTGGTGCGATGCGGGCGTGAGAACAAGTGCGGCTGGGAAGGGCACGTCAAGGATCTCTACAGCGACCTCTTCGAGAGCTGGTCGGAACGCTTCCAGATCACCGAGACGAACCCGCATGCCGCGGCGGATGCCTACCTCACCCACGCGCGCGGTTTCGACATCGCGCGTTTGCGGGGCTGCTACACGCAGGAAAGCTATGTCGACCGCGAGCTGGATGCCAGCACCGCCACGGTGCGGTTTCCGTTGCCGGGTGGCGGCTATTGGGAACGTTTGATCGACCGGCCGCAGCGGTTCGGCAAGAAGAAGGCACGCTTCAACTTTGGCAGCCAGCATGCCGGGCACTGGTGGGTGCCGCCTGGTCTGGATCTATCGACCGTCGAAGAAGTCTGGATCGTGGAAGGCATCTTCGATGCCATCGCGTTGTGGCTTCACGGTATCCCGGCGGTGGCCGCGCTCTCCTGCAACAACTACCCACATCATGCGCTGGAGAAGCTCTCCACGCTGCGCGCGGGACACCGGCCAACGTTGGTGTGGGCGCTTGATACGGACGGCACCGATAACGACGGTGCCGGTCAGCGCTACACCCGCAAATGGGTGAAGCAGGCACGGCAGCAAGGCTGGGATTGCAAGGCGGCGCAGATCAAACAGAACGGTCGCAGCAAGATCGACTGGAACGATCTGCATCAGCGTGATCGACTTGGACCCGCCGATATCAAGCGTTACCTGCACGAAGGTGCCTTGCTCATCGCGCGCACGCCGAGCGAGAAAGCGCTGCTTATCTACGGTGAAGGAAACAAAGCCGAATTTCCGTTCGAGTTCGGCAACCGCCTGTGGTGGTTCAAGCTGGATCTCGCCAAATACGCCAAGGCGCGTGAAGCGCTGGAAGACAAGGACAACGGTCTTAGCGAGGATGACTTGCGCAACGCGGCGCTGCAGGAGTGCAACGCGGTGATGCCGATCAGCACGTGTTACCCGCGTGCGCTGTATTACCAGCGCAACGATGTTACGGACGAGAGTTGGTACTACTTCCGCGTCAGCCAGCCCGACGACCGACCGGCGGTGAAGAACACCTTCATCGGTAGTCAGATCACGGCAGCTTCCGAGTTCGGTAAGCGATTGGCCAGCATTTGTCCGGGTGGGCTTTTCACCGGCAACACGCAGCAACTGATGGGCCTGATGGAAGAGCAGCTCGCCGTCATCAAGACGGTGGAAACGATCGATTTCATCGGCTACAGCAAAGAACACGGCACCTATGTGCTGGGCGATGTCGCCGTCAAGGATGGCGCGCTGTACGAATTGAACAGCGAGGATTACTTCGAGATCGGCAAGCTCAATATCAAGAGCCTGCTGCACTCGATGAAGCTGGAGATCAACACAAATCGTGCTGATTACACGGACGCGTGGTTCGGCCACCTGTGGACGGCCTTCGGCGTAAAAGGGTTGGTCACCCTCGCGTTTTGGTTGGGCAGCTTGTTTGCCGAACAGGTCCGCGCACGCGACAAAAGCTTTCCGTTCCTCGAAGTCATCGGCGAGGCTGGTGCCGGCAAGACCACACTGCTGGAGTTTCTGTGGAAGCTACTGGGCCGAGATCACGAAGGCGTCGATCCGACCAAAAGCACGTTGGCCGGTCGCACGCGTACCTTCGGCCAGGTGGGCAACCTGCCGATCGTGATGATCGAGGCCGATCGCTCCAACGGCTCGGACAAGCTGCATGCCAAGCAGTTCGACTGGGACGAGTTGAAGCCGCTCTACAACGGACGCATCGGGCGTGCACGGGGCATCAAGAGCGCCGGCAACGAAACCTACGAGCCGCCGTTTCGTGGCACCGTCGTCATCAGTCAGAACGCCGTGGTCGATGCCAGCGAGGCGATCCTGCAGCGCATTGTGCATCTGAAGTTTGACAAGAGCGGCCATACGCCTGAAGGCAGTGTGGCCGGCAAGGCGCTCGAGAACTGGCCAGCGGAGCAGGTGAGCGGTTTTGTGCTGGCCGCAGTGCGGCGCGAAAAGAAGATCCTCGCCACCCTGGCGGAGTTCGGGCCGGGCTACGAAGCCATGCTCAAGGCCCATCCCAATTTAAAGAGTGTGCGTATCTGCAAGAACCACGCGCAGATCATGGCGCTGGTGGATGCGTTGGAGCATGTCGTGCCGATCACGACCGACCAGAGGCGCGCTGCCTTCGACATGCTCACGCAGATGGCAGTGGAGCGACAGCAAGCGATCAACGCGGATCATCCGATCGTGCAGGAGTTTTGGGAGCTGTTCGATCACCTCAACGAAACGGATCAAGGCGAGAAGCTCAATCACAGCCGTGACGATGATCTGATAGCAGTGAGCCTGCCGGAGTTTCAGAGCCGCGCTACACAGTTTGGGTTAAAGGTTCCCTCATATGGTGAACTCAAGCGCTTATTGCCGGAAAGCCGGGCGCGAAAATTTGTCGCGTATCGCACGGTGAACAGTGCCATTCGTATCGTGGAAGGTCGCGGCGTGTCGGTGAAGTGCTGGGTGTTTCGTCGCGATCGTGCATCGTCGACGATGCGCGATGAATGAAGATCATGCACGATCGAACATGTGCAACGAATGCATGAATGCACGGTGTGCGCAGAGGATCGTGCAGCAACCCTTGTGGTGTCGACAACAATTGATGTGTCTGTGTGGGCTGCAAGCGCGCCGGCTGATATTCTGGCGCGCAATTTCTTGCGAGAACAAACTCGGCACCTGTGAAGCGTGACCGAGCTGCCCACAACGATTAGTCAAAACAGGGAAACACCATGATCTTGATGGCTCACCATCTCACGGAATTGATCGCGCCCGCTGCGGAGCTGATTCGTCACGTGGAAGCCTTGCGTCAGCGCATCGATGCGCTGGATGCGGCTTCAACGGGCATCGCCGAAGGCATGCGCCGGAATGTGTTGCATCCCGATGCGGCCTATCAGCTTCTGGACGTGATCAGCGCGGACCTTAAGGCGCGCGCTGACCTGTTGTTGCAACTGCTTAGCAGTAAGTAAGAGCGTTTTAATGGGCGTCCGGGCGGGCGCCCAATTACGCAGCTTTAAGTTCTTGGGGATTTGATACTTCGCCTACGCGTAGCTTGTCTAAGTAATCGGCCCATGCCTGCATCATCTTTTTACGCTCGGCCAAGTATTGCGCTTTGTTGTAGATCCCGCGCACGCGATTCCGATCCTTATGTGCGAGTTGACGCTCGATTGCATCCTCGTCCCATCCCGCCTCGTTTAATGCGGTGCTAGCCATGTGGCGAAATCCGTGTGTGACGATCAGTCCTTTGAATCCGAGCGCATGCAAAGCGCCGTTAACAGTGTTTTCTGACATGGGGCGAAGCGCCGAACGTTCACCGGGGAATAGATAGCGGCCTGCGCCAGTAAGGGCATGCAGTTCCCGCAACAGTTGCACAGCCTGTCGGCTCAAGGGAACGATATGGGGTTCTGCCTTAGCTTTCTTGGCCTTGCGCATCTTCAGCCTGGTGCCTGGCACAGTCCACATGGCCCGTGACAGATCCATTTCACACCATTCGGCATAACGCATCTCTCCTGGGCGCGTAAACACTAGCGGCGCAAGCTTGAGAGCGTAGCGTGTGATGTGCGTGCCTCGATATCCGTCTATGGCGCGTAGCAATTCGCCGATTTGAGTTGGATCGGTGAGGGTGGGGAAGTGGGAAGTTTCTGCCTGTGGGATCGCACCTACGACATCTGCAGCTGGATCGCGCTCTGCCAGCCCTTGCCGAATAGCAAAGCGAAATATTTCACTAAGATAGTTACGCGTGCGATGCGCGGTTTCGGTCGCACCTCGTTCATGGATGCGCTGCATGACCGTGAGGATCTGCGGAGGGGTGACCTCGCTAATTGGGATCGAACCAAGCCATGGGAAGACGTTGTTTTCAAGTCTGCTTAGTACACCCCTGGAATAGCTGGGTACCCAATCACTGCTCTTATGGGTAAACCAAGCACGTGCAACTACTTCCAAACTATTCTCACTGGCCAACTCGCGTGCAAGACGATCCACGCGTCGTTGCGTGCTTGGATCTATACCTGAAGCAATAAGCTGACGAAGTCGATCACGTTCAATGCGTGCATCAGCCAAACTGATTTGTGGGAACGACGTCCCCCCGCTTTCAGTAGCGGGGCAATTTAGAGCCCGGGGTTACTTTAACTGCTCGGCGTAGGCGGCGGGTGTCAGCCCGCCCAGCGCTTTTTTCGGTCGCTCTTCGTTGTACTCCCGTC